CATTTCTACATCTTTCAAACCTTCGTTAAAGTAAGTCCGTATGTCTATTAATTCTTCTTTTAAGTTTTTCATATTCGTGCTTTTAATCCGTTAAAAATCAAACCATACCTGAATCACGTTATGCGCTATTTAACCTTGTAGCCCATTTTAATTAGTTCTTGCTTCATTTCATCTGTAAGCGTTTCTATGTTTTCAGATTTCCACGAGTCTTTGCCTGTACTTGTGTTAAGCTTCAGGCAATAACTAATTAAAACCGCGCCTGCGTGATCATAACACACCGCTTTACTTTTCCAATCCCATTGGTTTATAACTTCAAGTTTATACCAAGGATGCTCACGCTCAGTTTTGTTTACATATGTTGTACTTCTGTATATTTTCATAATTCAATAATAAACAGCGCATAACAATGTATAAAATTAATGCGCTATGTATTGATTATTAACTATTTATCTTTTAATTAACTCTTTCTATTTGCGAAGTTCAGCGTTTCAAATCGCCTACTATTCTTATACTTAACGTTAGCGTTCATTTATTTTTTCATTATATTATTTCAAATAAAAAATAGGTGAGGATAATTCCCCACCTATTAGATTCAGTTTAAATTTAACTGTTTATTTATGCCCAATCATCAGCTACTCCTGAATCTTCTGATCCACCTCCAATAGTAATATCTGGACCATCAGAATCAGGTTCAGGACGTTCTGTAAGTGCTTTACGACTCAAGCGTGGTACACCATCTTCTACATTCTGAATACCCCAGAACCCATCAAGCTCTAGAAAACGACGTGGGTAATCAACTGTACCATAACATACAGCTACGTTAACTTTTACATTAGCCTGGTTCTTATTACACAATTTCATGGTAACATCCATAAGTTCTTCGTAAGATGCTACTTGAGCAGGCATTTTATCGTCTACCTTAAATACTTTAGACAAATGCTTCATTTCTCGTACAAAGAATTGCTCTTGTTTGTCTGACATATCATTGAGGTTATCTTTAAAGTAACCTTTATTTAGTTCTGCACCTGTTTCATCAATTACAAATAGCTTGTAATCAGGAGCATTTTCTGCATCATCAGCAGACTTTTTTTCTACACGTACATTGCAATTTTTTACTACACCAGCTTCTCCACCGTTGAAAATTTTAATCTCCTTCTGCTCAAACTTCTCGTCATTCAAATTAATCATAAAATAAGTTTTAAATTGTTTTAAAAATACTATTGTTTAACGTCTAAATGTCTAATTTGGTTAGGGTACAAAGATAATTAATTATTATTTATTATACAAACTATCCATTATTATATTTATCAACTTTTTCAGCTACATATCCTAGGTCATTAGGAATTTTAATACTATCAAACATACCTACAGGGGATTTACTTGGGTAATCTGCTGTTCTATTTGTAATAAAATGATAACTACCTTTTTCTTCCTTATCATCCCATTCTGTATGAGTATATAGTAGTACAGTAAATAGACCTTCCAGGGTAATTTTATCATCAATCATTTTACCTAAGGTCTTCATTTTACGAACTACTTCAAAATCTTTATGTACTTCATCAGAATGAGTTAGAATAAATACTTTAAGGTCATCTCTTAGTTGCCTACCAGTATCAAATATATCAAAATATTTTTTACCTAGCACATTAAACTTATCAAACCCTTTTTCTAGTGCTTTAGCCATGAAATCAAAGGCCATCACATATTGAGCATCATCTACTACAAGAGATGTAATTTCAGGCCGTTTTTCACTAATAAACTTCATAGCCTTAATAATAGTCATAGAGTCGTTAGTAGCTAGATAATTACCTTCTGCACCCTTGAATTCTGTATAAATCTTTTTCCATCCTTTAAACGGTAGAGGTTTACCTGCTACATTAATAATAACAGTAGACTTAGGATCTAATCCTTGAATACCTAATTGTTCATTACCATGAATAGCAGTTGATTTACCTGTACCACTTGATCCTACAACACCAATAAGTTCACTCATTAATTAATATAATTTATTTGTTAATACTATCGAGAACTATAATCATTTACTTTTAGATAATTTTCTAAATCTAGACTATTTAGCCAATGTTTTACTGGAATATAATCTTTAGTCTTATTACTATAACACAATGTTTCGTTTAGAAATTGCTGTACCCCTAGCCAACCTCCTACTTCTTTCATACCTGTAAGGCATAGATGTAGATAATTAAGTTGAGGCTCTACTCCGATACTTTGGTTGATAATATGTCGATCTCCTACTACGGTAAGCACTGGATTAGGTTCTAGTACATCTTCCCAAGTATCATGATATTGGTTTTTCTCTAATACTTCTACATCGTACCAACCTTCTCTGAGAATATATTCTGGTAGATCTTCATAACTAATGTCAATAAAGTTACATATTACCATACCTTCACTATCAGGTTGAATATTAAGTACACAACCTCTACCTAAACTACCCATATTAAATATCCTAGTAAATCCATAGATATGGCCCATTCTGAAGTCACTAGCAGTAGGCATAGTTCTAAAGATGTCGCTAGTATTTAATAGACTACCATAAGCTGCAATTGTATATACAGGGCTTTCTGGAATACTATCAATAGTATCCAATAGATTCTGTACCTTAGCTGACTTTAGGTCTACATTAGCCCCAAATAGCCTCTTAAGATACTCTTTAGATTTCCAGTACTCTCGATGATTAGCGTAGTCACTTTTAATTTTAATCATAAATTAGTCAGTTTACTTAGTTTTATATTGTTTTAAATACTTACGACGTTCTGATCGAGACATATTAGCAATTCTTTCACCTAACCTATCTTCGACTCGTAATAAAATGCGTCTAATTTGTTTAAATAAAGTACGGGATAAATCTAATTCACCGTATACATTTAAGTATTTATATCTTGTATCTATGTCTAAATCTAAAAGTAATTTATCACCTTTTTTAGAGTTAGCTAATTTAACTAGCTCATCATATTCTTTACGTTTAACTATAACACAGTTATCATTATCATCCATAAGATTCTTCTTTTTGTCTAAGTTTATCTACAAATTGATATACATCATTAATAGGTTCTCTAGGAAGCTCTTTAAATAAGTTTATAGCCCCATTAAAGTAAGCTTGAACAGTTGCATTAGCTTTACCACTTCTATTAAGCATAATAGATATTTCTCTATGATAATCTCTAATTCTAGTTAAATCCCAGCCTTCATATTCCTCTTCCTTATACTTATAAGGACTAAATATACCTAACATTAATGTTGCGTCTTGTGCAGTATCTTTACAGTTAGCTAGTCCTTCTCTATCAGGTCTAACTTTATCTAATACTGTATCACCTCTATTAGTAAATTGTTGTTTAGTACTGTCTGATGATTGCTGTTGTACTAGAACAGGTGAATACCCGTATCTATTTTTAAATTTAATAAAATAGTCACTAGATAGTGATTTAATGCATTCATATACAGATTTACCACGTTCCGACATTAATGAAGCATGATCTACTATGGGTACGACTATTTGTTCTGGATTGTTTGGTTCATAATAATCGAATGCTTTGCGTTTTTTACCAGGATTTTCCCAATCATCTACTTCTTTATAGTGGCTTATACCATTTTCTTTGGCATATTCTTCTACACGTATAGATATACCAGAAGGATGCCTAACACTATCAATTATCTCTACTTTTGATTCAAAAAATACCATCCATTCCTTAAATTCATCTGAATCTAGTATTGATAATATTTCTTCCTCTACAGTATACCCCTCAAACACTGATTGAAGGTGGTCGGGATTAATTAGAATATTATATTTAGTATACAACCTATAACAAATGGCTTGTAATATTTTCATATCTTTAGATAACTCCAATGAGAAGTATAACACTTTATAATCAATATCTACTTTTGGATTATCTAATAACCAGTCAAGTGGTTGATATATAAATAAACTGTCAGTCAATTGGGTTTTTGACTCTTTTGTGCCTGACGAGATAATTGTGTACTGACCTTTACGCACTCCAGGAAGTACTTTAGATAGCCTAGGAAACTGTTTTGACCATGGTATAGCAATTATACCTCCAGACTCTTTTACACGCTTATTCTCCTTAATACTATGTAATACTCTATCATATATCATAATCGTTCTACATTTTCTCCACCACTATATGGTACATCATCAATAATTTGATCTACATAAGGCTCCCAACCATTCTGGTTGATATATGTTTCTAATTTTTTCAAATAATCTAATGCTCCACGTCTTTTATAATCTTTAAGCATTAAATTAGTAGCTTGGATAATAGTATTGTGTAATTCAATATTCTTAACTTTTCTAAGATATTTTTCTGATAATAACTTATAATCCCTAGTCAATTTACCTAACTGCTCTTTATTTTTAGTACGTAATATTCTACCAGTAGGTGTTTTATAGGGATATAAGTCAAATAACTCGTTAAAGTTAACTTTCTCTTTACCAACTATTTTAAGAGCTTTATTTGTAAGATATACAATACTATTGTCCTCACTGAATTCTATTAGCTTCTTTTCAACTAAACTATTAATTACTTCTCTACTACTTGTAAAGGGAATATCATAATTATCTTTCTCTTCAATTTTAAGTAACGTTAAATATTCATTGATATTGAGTTCCCACCTAATCAACTTCACTAAATCAATCTCAATAATCATTTAATATGTTTTAATTAGTTAACGAATATGCAATTTGAATTGCAGTTGCTGATACTAATACGGTTAAAATTAATGTAATCAATTCATATGGCCATTCAATTTTAGATTCTAGATATATAGCCAGCCTTACTACTCCAAATGCTAGTGCTGTTAATATAATAAAGAATCCTACTACTAATAAAAATACCATTTTAATCCAATTTAATACTGTTTAAATTAACCAAACAATTACCTATTTCTACTGTAGGTTCTTGTTGATATTTCCTCTCAAATTCAGTTGTAACCTCATCAATCATAGCTAATAGCTCTTCTTTAGATTTAGTTATAACTTCTTTATGAGTAGTTACATCGGGTTTAGACTTCTTTTTAACAGATTCCTTACCAGTATAACTACTCATGTTTTTAGCCCAACTAATATTACTGCTCATAAATATCTTCTAATAGTTCAACATCTCCTACATCTGGAATAAGTGTATCAATTATCCCTGATTCTACTAAACTTATTTCCATAATACTTATTGCTTTTAATTAAGATTAGTTATTATTTAAATGAACCAACCCACATATAACCTGTAATAGTATTATTTTTCTCATCATAATAAATTATCTTATAATAAGAATCATTAATTTTTTTTATTATATTCACTTTAGTACTTACTTCACAAATGACATCACCATCCATGTCAGGTGTTTTATATATTTTAGAAAACGTATAGGTTTTTACTTCTCCTTTAAAAATACATTTATAGGGATAATCATCAATATTACCGCTAGCACTAGCAATAACATAATCACCTCTGCTGTTAGCTTCTTCAACAACATGATCACAACATAATATTTTAACACTTATATTAGAATTTTCTTCTTCTGTTTGTGCTGAAACATAAACAAAATTAGTTCTAGGTGATATATATTCCACACTCCATTTATTAGAATACACTGTTTTCTGTTCGGTATTACCGTCAGAATTTACATATGTGATAAAAAATGGACTATTTGATTCAACAACATATTTAATTATTTTCTGTGCTTGTGCATTCATTGAGGTAATACCTAGGAAGGCAATCATCAATACTAAAATAATTTTCTTCATAATTAACAATATTTAGATAATTGATTTAATTCTTCTTGTGTATAAGTAGATTTAGGATTATAAAATTTAATAAATGTTTCAGTATATAAATACTTATCATTTAAAAAGACTCTACAATTAATTACCTTATAAGGCAATAATTTTAATTCTTCCATAATAGATATTTTACACCTGATTCAGTTTGTTTAGCTTCTACCTTACCTGCATTATAAGCAGCATTAATATCTTTTTGTTGTTCATTAGACATTAATTGTACTGTAGTCATCATTATAATGGTTCCCTTCATGTTAAATAAGTTTTAATGCGTGTTTTAAACCTACTTCAAGAGCTTCTTTGTAGATGCATGACTCGGTTTGTTTAAAAATTATTTCTTTACAATAGCTGTTATTTTGTAATACTTGATAAATAGAGTAAGCATATGTACTATCTATTAATGATTGTACTTCTACTCTTAAATTATGTTCTTCTCTTAACCACTTCTGAAGTAAGCTTTGAGTTGGAGCTTGCCAATAATCTTTATTAATAGTTCCATAATTTTGAATAAGGTCTACGTCTTTATCTCCAATATAAATACAATTACCTTTAATATCACAACCTTTTTCTTTTGCTAACTTCGCTGTACCAAAGCTTATTAATTCTTCTTCCATAATTACAGTATTAAATAGGGCAGTCAGTATATTACTGAACGCTCTAATAGGTCAGAACTCTACCCTATATTAATTATTTGTTATCAAAATATTCTACTATTTGTTCTAATTCTTTTCTAGAAACATAATAGTCGTCAATTTCGATGTTAGAAACACCTATTTTAAGTAGTTCTCTAATGGTTTTTACAAATATGACTTTACAGCCATAGGCTACCTTACCATCTTGTAAATCTTCTCCTTTGTATCCTTCAATAATAGGTAATTCCCTCTCTTCTTCATAGACAGGTTCAAACCAAAGATCAAGGACTCCGGCATCGGTTAGTTTTTTCAAAGATCTTTCGTGATCATACCCTTGACCAAAAGGTATAGCAGTTCTACTATGTATTGACCTTGAACCAAAACAATTACATCCTTCTATACTTATTGCAGCCTTATGAACTGGGATATTATCTTTAAATTCATCTTTCAACTTATACCCAACAATCTTCTTGTCTTTCATACCTAATACATATTTTTTAAATTGTTCAAATGTTATTTCTGTATGACTTAGAGGAACACTCAGAAACCAGGCTCCTGTATATTTATCCAGCCTTTCACTTATACCTGTATTTGATATATATCCATGTACTTTAGTTATTCTATCTCCGCATGGATATCTTTGTGATACTCTCCAATCTGATAATGTATCAATATTTTCTTCTGTAACTTTAATGCACCATTTGTCAGGTAATTTATCATCCTTCATATACATTTGTTTAACTATTACCAATAAGTTTCTTTAAAGAAGTTATCATGTTTTAATAACATGGTATTCATACCTTCTTCAGACATATCTACAATAGCATCTCTTTTAGCCTTATGCTTGCTATTATACTTCTGATCATAACCAGGTTCATCAAGATCTTCTGGTTCAATATTGAAGCTATCTGACCAGTCTCTGACATCTTCTCTAATCATTACAAAGAAGAATACTATTAGTAATCCAAGAAATATAAACTGTATCATAGTTAATTGTATTCTAAATTGTTAATATTTATATTGTTTTTAAACCACCTCTTATATTTAAGTAACCAATATAATGAATATGGGTCCATATATGTTGGAAAGTAATTATGTAAGTAATTATTTCCTGGGAACCTAATTGACCCATCGCTGAAATAAATTATTGACTCACACTTTGACTCAATTGTAGGTTGAAAGAAAGGCCATTTATACCACTCATATGTAGGTAGTAACTTATAGTACTTTCTATAGTATTTGTAGTTACTACTGTGTACAATTACTGCGGATAAACTCATTATTACTAGTAATACTAATAATATAAGTAAAATAATGTATAGCATAATTAATCAGTTTAAAACAGAGCCAGGTTTTATCCTGACCCTGTTTATATTGTTTACAATAATTCCCAACTTTTAACTGTTCCTCCGAGAGATTCAGCCAATTCTTCCAAATGTACTTGGAGTTTCTGCTCATCAGACTTGTGCTTCCAATCTTGGAATAGTTTACCAATAGGAGTTTTAATCCAATGATAGAACCCTTTTCTGGGTCTACTTGGTCTTGTC